GGCTCAACAGCGGGCTCAACAACAGGAGCCGCAGGCTCAACAGCGGGCTCAACAACAGGAGCCGCAGGCTCAACAGCGGGCTCAACAACGGAAGCAGCCTTAACTGTTTTTGCCTTGGTGCCATCCAGAACGGAGTTAAGCGTGGTAACCGGATCAAGAACTGGTGCCCACTGAGTAAGTATGTCAGGAGACAACCCATTTTCAGTAAGCTTAGCTACCTTTGCTCCCGCCTGAGTAAGCAGTGTCGCGGCTGTGTTGAACTGCTTTTTGGTAAAAGTTTTACCCTGAAAATCCGGGTGACTATCTATAACTTCTTGAATTGCGGCCTTGGCAGCGGTGGCCCGATCTCCGAGTTTGATCCCGGGGGTAGCATAAACAGGTAAATTTAGTGCACCCGGGACGTTAGTTTCTCCGCCTCCAGATGGCTCAACAGCCCCACTAGGAGTTCCCACTCCCGCTGCTCCAGTTCCTGTAGCTGTGGCGGCATTTCCTTCATCGGTATTTTCCCCGCCAGTAGGAGAAACGCTAGGCTTACGTCCTTTAGTTCTAGTTTGCCCAGCCCCCCCAACGTCAGTTTGTTCAGGTCCAGCATTAGCGGTTCCTCCTTGTAGGTCCACTACGGCGCGTTTAAACGCATCTTCCGGCGTCATACCAGCATTTTGATACGCGGATACTTTAGCGTTAAATGTTTTACTGCCGATAATTCCTTCGGGGATCGGAGGAGGTTCTTTGGTTGTTTCTTCTTCAGTTTCCGGCGCAGCTTTCTCGCCGTGGAACACAGCTCCAGTCAAACCGCCAGTAAGCGCACCCAGCGCACCACCAAGCGTAGCCGCCCCGGCAACACCCTGCCAAGTAGGCGTCGCTATACCAGCACGTTGTGCCGCTATGTTCTGAGCAAGCTGCTCATGGCCTTCCTGTACAGTTTCACCGGCAGCTTCTTCGCCCGCGCTTTCCAGAGCGCGTTTAGCCATACCTTTGGGAACTTCTTCTGCGGCTACTGCACCTGCTTCTTTAGCAGCAAGTTTGCCAGTAATCTTTGACGCCAAACCCTTAATAGCTGCCGACTCAACACCGGTAGCCCCGGCAACACCGCCAATAAGTGTACCAAGAAGGATTTGATCTAGGTTCTTACCCCCGTAGGCTTGTGCCTGTTCGGCAGCGGCATTAGCTTTAGCTTCAGGGATACCCGACTTAACAAGCTCTTCTTTAACCGTGCCGTAGATATCGCCCTTGATCGTACCAGCACCAGTAAGGGCACCTAACCCAACACTAGTAAGACCGCCAACAGTAGTAGCGGCGACAGTTTCGGGGGCCGTGAAAGCAGCTAAAATACCGCCCGCGATAATCGGAGCAGACGTACCAAGAGCGTTGGAAACCATATCCACGGGGGCAACAGTAAGTGCCTTCAACCCGGCGAGAACCTGCGCACCGATACCCTTGTCCTGCGCCTCCGCCATAATCTCGGAAACACGCTTAGCGTCGTTCTTGGACTGCGCCGACATCAGCTCGCCAAGATAGTCTTCAGTACCCCGCAGTGCCTTAGAGACCTCAGAGTTTGCACCAAAAGCATCCGCTATAGTACGGACACCCGTAACCAAACCCTGACCAAACTTTAACGGAATATCCGCTGCCTGACGTAGGAAACCAGAGCCTTCTTCGGGAGCCTGCGGTGTAGGTGCAGCAGGTGCAGGTGTAACCGGTTTAGCAGGGGGGATGGGTACCCACTGGTTTCCGACAAGCCCAACGCTCTCACCTGTAGTCGGGTTGTTAGCCGTACGCGTTATAGGTACCCACTGCCCGTCAACCAGTGCAACTCGTTCACCGGTTTGCGGGTTAGTCGCTATTCTTGGCATTTTTAATTTTGCCTTTTACTACTCTAGATAACCAGAAGGCGGGGGAGGGGCTTCGGTACCACTAGGTTCCAAACTACTACGCGTTATTCTTTGTGCGGCCTCATACTTTTCCGCGTTTATCTTCTGCATAAGAGCCGCAAGTTCGGGTGCTCTTTTTTTGCTCACAGATAACAAAGCTACTTGGTCTTTATATTTGGCGTCGATATTTTTTTCTGCGTTAGTTATTGCTGTTTGCTCAGCAAGATTAAGCTTCTGCCCGCCATACGCACTCTGCGCCTCGAAGAAGCCCTTCATGACTTCCCTGCGTTTGGGGTCTGCGGCTATCCAGTCACGCATCAGACGCTCGGGTCCAGTTACACCCGCTTGCGCGATCTGCTGTTTCGTGAGCCGTTCCTGTGCCTCGTTATGGCGGATAGTCTCAGCCAGCGTGCTTTCCCGGTACCGGTTATCCTTAAGTTTATCAAACTGGTTTATACTAAACTCATAAGCCTTGCCTGTGACACCTGCCTTAGCCAACTCATAAGCATACTTCTGTTTAAGTTCTTCCTTCTCATCAGCACGGCGCTCCTTAAGCGAAGCTTGCATACCGGGCATCGCCGCAGCGGCGGCTTCACCTATATTAGACAAGGCATTTTGACTTTTACCAGCAGCCATACCGAACCCGATCTGGGCCAGTAAAGTCCAAAGGTCTTCGTTCTTACGTGCTGCCTTTTCTTCGGCAGAAGCACCCTTGTACTCAGGTATTTTATTGGCTTCCAAAAAGTCTTTATTGCGCTTAGTAGCAAGCTCTTCGTCCGACATTTCAGGGGTACTGCTAGTAACAGCCTTAGTACCAACAACATCACGTTTGCCACCTACCGCACCAGCAGCACCACGTTTACCCGTTGGTTTACCAGCAAGGTCCGCAAGGCTAGTGCGGGGGGTATCGTTGGAAGCTGAAGGCGAAACTGAAGCCAGTAGTTTATCAATACCCATAGCGGACGAAACAGACGGCTGACCGAACGGCGTCAAGTCTATCTGACCGGGAGCAGCAGGTGCAGAGGGCGTAATAGTTTTGGCCCCCATCATACGGGGCGGTGCTTGTGTGAGCGACATAGCGGCAGCGGAGGAAGACATACTAGGCGTCTTCGTACTAGCCATACCCCGGCCCGTAAGCATGTTAGTAATTACATCTGCGGCGCTTCCGGGTTCAGGAGTTGCGCTAGGACCCAAAATGCCTTGCCCACGAACTAGGTTCCCCAACCGCGTATGCTGGCTGCGATCATATGGAATATCAGATGCTGACGCATTATCCGGGCTATAAATAGAACCCGCTGAACTCTGCGGAGCTGCAACCCGCATGGGGAGTCCATAACTCGTAGCCATATCAGCGTCGTTCTGCCGCTGCGCGGCATCCGTAATGCTAGACAGGTCAGGCGGTGTGAAAGCACCGGGGTTCCCGAAGATGCCCGGTTTGCCAGCCCTAAGGGACGAAACAGGTTGAGGAGCACGATCTCCCGGCTGGGGCATACCAGTGTACTTATCCAATGCGTCCAACAACGCCATACCGCGCGGGCCGTCGTAAGTAGCTTCCGCCAAAGGAGCGAGATCAGGCAGCTTCATATCCGAACTACCCTGACCATACAGACTATTAAGTTTCACGGCAGCAGCCCTGCCTTCTGGACCGCCCTTACGCGCGATATCCATCAAAGCCTTAATCTGTTCGGCCTTGGCGTCTACTGAACCTGCCTTAGCAAAAGCCACAATCCCACCATCAGCGAAGGTACGTTCGTCAAGCATACTGTCGGGTATGGGCAGCGTAGTCAGACCGCCGCCAGCCATTTGCGGCATACCCTGCGGGGGAGGAGCACTAGCCATCTGCATCGGCGGGGCACCTTGAGGAGCGGGGCCACCCGGGGGAAGACTACCAAGACCAGCGGGAGCAGCGGGGGGAGCCGGGGGCGCAAAAGCCTTCTGCATAACAGTCTGCTGAGGAGCCTGCTCCAACTGCGCTGCGGAACGTATCTTGTCGATCTTCATAGCCGCAAGAAGGGCCGAGGTCTGGTCAACACTACCAGCCTGCACCATCTGAAGCAGCTTCTGTTTGTTACCGCCGCTCAGCTCAATAAGAGCATCGGGCGACTGGAGGCTAAAAGGCTTAGCGTTGGGGAGAGCCATTGTCGTTCCTTAACCAGCCAACTTGGCGAGACTGAGGGCACCGAGACCCAGACCACCGATCTGGGAAGCAAGCGAGGGCGGCGGCGCATATGTCGTTGCCGTTGAACCCGGGGTAACAGGGACACCATGCAGCAACGCGCCGTAGTTGTTAAGCAGTTCCTGTTGGTAGTCACGCTGGCGCAGGAAGTCCGCGTAGTTGGTATCAAGGTACTGCTGCTGTAGCCCTTGCTGCGATGCACCCGCTGCGTTCTTGGCCTGAATGTTCTGGAGTTCGGCGTTCTGCTGGCTAGTGCCGAGGTTGGCAAGCGTAGTAGCGGCAGTGTTAGCCTGACTAAGACCCTGAAGACCAAGGCTAGCCCCAAACTGCTTTGACTGCTCCGCAGCCTTCTGGGCGTCCATATCGTACTGCTGATTAGCTATCTGAGCCTGCATACCAGTGTTGGCACCAAGGGTCTGGACCCCAAGGTTAGCGTTCTGGTTAGCCTGATTGACACCAAACTGGGCAGCGCGGTCAGCGTTAAACTGCTGCTGGGCGTTCTGATACGCAGCCTGAAGACCCGAGGCGGTGATGTTAGCCTGAGTATTACCAAGGTTGCGCTCGCGCTCCGTAGTAGCCAGCAACTGCCTAGCACCACCGTAAGTACCCATACGCGCCGCATTAAGGTTCTGGGCAAGCTGCCCCTGCTGCGCATCACGTAGAGCCTGTGCCTTCTGCTGGTCCAGTACCTTCTGGATGTAGGGCGACATATACTGGTCGGCTTGGGCTACGCCAAAGTTCTGCGAAGGGTCGATGTTGTACTGGTTAAGGTTCGGGGCGTTCACATTCTGGCTAGAGAACTGGCCGGGAGCAAAGTTCTGACCTGCCTGCAAAGCACCAAGACCCGCCTGCTGAGCAATGCCCGTTGCGGTACCGTACTGGCCCGGGGTCTGAAGGTTACCCGCTTGGTTCTGAGCCTGTGTCTGCAAGTCGGAAAAACCAGCAATACGCTGGTCCGGGAACGCCTGATACGGCTGGTTGGACACACCCTGTGCCCGCGTCATCAGGTCCGTGAAGTACGGCTGTGCGTAGGAAGGCAAGCTAGTTGTGGTATTGGCAACGGTTTGAAGCTGTGTGCCTGCTGGGGTTCCGGGACTGGACATTATTTCGCTCCTACCAAGGCACGCAGCCCTGTATCAACACCACGACCACCATCTTTTTTGGCTGCTTTAATACGGGCTTCCCGCGCTTTAGCCATCAAAGAATAGAGAAACTTAGACCCTTTGCTAGCATCCCCACCACCAAGGCGGGCTACTGCTTCCGGGCTAAACTGAACTTCGTCCCGGGCAACCCGGGCTTCCTGCTTACCACCTATATTAGCATGGATAGAGTCACTTACGCCATCGCCGGGGCCATGAATAGGTTGACCACCAAGCCGCGCCAGAAGCTCCTGTCCAGCCGAAGAACTGCCATTACCCATCTCGGACACCGTCCGGGCATCGACGACAAAGGAGTTGTTCCCAAGGTGAACCGGGCCCCCACGGGCAGAGCCTTGCGGACTCACGGGAAGAAAACCTAGAAAATCCATGCCGCCGCCGCCCATGCCGCCGCCGAGCCTAGTGGCGCTATCACCAAAGCCACCCCAGCCGCCGCCGCCACCAGAGCCATTCCACGCGCCAGAGCCGCCGATACCGCCAACACCAGAATCACCTGCGGAGCGCCCCGACCCTTCCGAGCCCCCTAAATTACTAAACTGCTGGGCAACCGACTCCCAGTAGCTACTACCGGGGGCGAACATACCCCGTCCATTTATGAAGTCAGAGTTCTGCTTACTGTCGATACCCAGCGCCGCATCTTCCGGGCCGTAATAGTTACTCAACACCGCGCTGGGCGAGTTGTTAGCCGTATTGTAAATATCATTCACACCAGCGGCAGACTGGTTAAATGCGTCGTTGAGGGGGGCAACCTGCTCAGCATTGGAATAGTCCCCGCCAAATATGTTGTGGTAAGCCCAGTCAGCACCTTTACGTGTAAGGTCTTGAACCATGCCCGACTGTCCAGCAATATTACCCGCACCGCTGCCTGTACCGCCAGCGGGGTCTACAAGGTGAAACCCTTCTGCCAACCCCGCCCCAATAGACGGGATCATACCAGCACCGGGGATAAACCCAGCTGCGTTTATAAGTGCTTGGCGAGTATTAGCATCGGTCCACGAAGTAGGGAGTTTAGCAAAATTACTGGCGTAGTCACCCATCTGCCCAGCTAAAGAACCAAGTCCCGAAGTACCCGTGTTGAAGTCACCGTACCCGGTATTGCCAAAATTGCTTCCACCGATACCTAGGGTACCAAAATTAATATTGCCACTGATATCGCCGTAGCGATCCCCAGTCGAACCCGGGTTGCCGTCGATGCCAGCAAACGTACCGTCGTTAGTAGGTCCGTAAATCTGCCCACCGGGGGGCGCACCAGCCCCACCAGAGAAATCACCAGAATAAGTTGGGCCGCTTAGATCAACGCCCTTGGGCGTTACGATCCCGTAATTTTTTTCCCCCGCCCCAGACGCCTGAGGGTGGAACGTGTAGTCTTTATAAGGTGCAGCGGGGGGAGTTGCACTGGGTAGTGCACCCAGCATAGCTACGTAATCCGCCCCAGTCCTTGGTTTACCGCCGCCGTAAAGCTTACCGCGCGAAGGGTCCCCGTATAGTTCAGGGGCGGCAATGGTGGTAACGCCGCCATCAGCCAAGGCAACCAGACCACCCGCTGCGGCGTGGGGGATTACTTGGTAGTCATTCGGGTTTTGAAAATACATATGCTCCGAAGAGTTAGTCAGCTGGTTGGGTTTGCTGATAACTTGCCTAGGGGCAAACGTGTAGGGACCCTTGTAGACCGGGTCGGTAGTGCTCGGCGTGGGGTTGTACGAAGCGGTCTTTGGGCCCATGGAGCCCAGCAGGGGGGAAGCTACGCCTAGGGCAGCGGCAAAAGGTGCGTATTTAGCAAAGGAATCCCCCATGCCCGCCCTAGAAGCGGCGGAGAAGTTATCAAACATACCCTTGTTAGCGGGGGTAGAAGTAGCCCCTAAGGCAGCGTCTTGGGTAACGGGGTGCATAGTCCCGGTAGCATCAGGAGCCCAAGTTGTGGAACTTGACGCACTGGCCTTAGACGTATCTGCCAGCGTTATTGGCTTGCCATCCTTACCAAAGGCCGAGTTCAAACCAAGCGTATCCCGCCCGCTACCACCCAGCATCCCGTACCCGATAGAGGCACCGCCATAGGCACCTAGGCCAGCCATAAGCCCCTTACCAAGGTCGCCCGTAATAGCCGTCTGTACCGCAGCACCACCAAGGCCAGCAATATAGGGGTCCACGCCCAAAGCGCCACCGGCTACACCAGCCAGCGTAGGGAGAATACTATCTAGCCAGCCAGCTTCCGGGAAACCCGTAGCGGGGTTAGTCGTCAGAGAACCACCAGAAGCACGGGCAAGAGCCTGCAAACCACCGACTTCCCGGGGGGTCATGTGGACCAGCATAGAGTCGTTGCCGCGTCCTTGGGCCTCAAGGTGCTTAGCTAGTGCGTGCATAGCGGGGTTATCCCTAATTCCAAGGCGTTACGGCTGTTATAGTACCAAATAGGCTAAAACCAAAGCCTAGAAACAAAGCTCTTACGGGGTAGAAACTGTAACTGTACCTACCGACCCAGTGGCCGAGACCCCCGTAGTAGTCAGCGTTGTGCTGGGGACGGTGTTTATAACACGCCAACCCCCACTGTAGTATATGCTGGGTTTATTCAGGGTCGTGTCGAACACCAGCATCCCAGTAGCCGGGGTAAGGGCTAGCTTCTCTGCGTTGGTGTAGCTCCCAAGGGTAATAGTCCCACCAATAAAGGCAGCAGCCGCGTAGGACTGGGCTTGGTTAGGCGTCTGGGAGTCCAGCTGGTTAAAGAAAAGCTCAATAACCCGGATAAGCTGCCGCATATACTGGGCTTCGTAGTCCTGCGGCGGGCCGGGTAGGGGTGAGTGTTTGAAGTTTACTAGGGCCACTAGCGTTTACCATCCGGGCGGGCATCAAGACGGAGGGCACCCAACTGCCACTGGACCCCCAAGGTAGCCGAACTGACCTTCACCGCCATCTGGCGACCCCGGGCACGGATGAAGACCTGCCCTGTATACACACCAACCGAAGTCTCAATTACCCGCTGGGAATCTGATGCGTCCCCTGAGAACGCCACGCCCGGGAAGTTACGGGGCCGGATCGTAAGCGTAGCCTCTGGTTCTGCCGCCGTGGAACCTTCGAAGCCAATGTCAGTTATAATGCGTCTGGTGAGCATGAACTGCTCCCCGTCTTCGATGTCAAAGTCGTTAGACTGGATAGAGCTTTCCATAGCAATAGCGTCGTCGTTAACGCCGTCTTCGTGGTTATACAAATAGCCCAACGCACCAATGGACCCTGTGATAGCCGTAGTAAGCACAGTCTGGGACGGACTGATCTCGTAGGTGCCCGTACTACCCGTAGTGCCCGTCTTCTGCGCAATGACATAAGTATCCGCAGTCAGGCCATTCCCGGTGAGGACCATGCCGACCTGTATAGTCCCAGTCACAGCCGTGACGGTCAGCGTGGTAGTAGCGATAGACCCAGTGATTGCCGCCGTAACTTGGTCCCCAGACGTGTTCATTGCCTGCGGGTACAACCGAAGCGGGGTATCTAGCCAAGCCGTGCGTTCGATACTGCCATAGTACCAAATCTTGTCCGCGTAGTTGTAGATTACATACTTGTTATTCCAGTTGGAGTCTTCGCTGGGGTACATCCACCAGACTTCGTTCCACTGTTCGTTTGTGCCGCAGACAATCTGGTCTGCCTGATTGTAGTTAATGTTTTCAAAGACATGGTTACGCAGGGTACAGGCCAGCGTTTCGATACGACCCGTGTACGCATAGAACTTATCTTGGCCCATCCAGTAAGTAACGTTCGCTGCACTAACAGCGGAACGGGATGAGATCATCGAGATATTGTCTGCGTATTCCTGCAAATTAAATACGTCGGTAGTACCAGTGAACTGCAACGCATAAAGATGGGTATCGGTCCAAACCAAGATTTCTTGGCGGGTTGGTACGGCGCAGACAATTCGGGAACCTCGGGATACCTTCAAGAAACCGGATGAGTTTGTAGTGCTGGGGTACCACTGGCCGGGTTCATCTTGGTCGGACCAGCGGATAAGGAGCGGGTCAAAGTCAGCCGTGCTTGTACTACCAAAGGGCACCGCACCAAAAGCAAGGACGTGCTTATCCTGCTGGGACACAAGGGTCTGCATGATCTTAACGGGGACGGCGTTAGGGTCGAAACCCCCCGCAGTGGCAATGGACTGCAAAGTAACAGCCCGAGTAGCCAGTGCCGTGGTTGGGTCCGAAGTAGCCCCGCGAGCCCAGTAGTAAGGCGCACCGTTACGGATATTCATAACAAGGTCGTTGTCGATGTTATTGAACCACCAGTCTTCCTGCGGTGCGTATACTGCACCCGTGGTGGAACCTAGGCCCCAAGCGTCACGACCCCAAGCACCAACACCCCAACCATAACCAGCTGTGGCTACCGCATTACCGGGAGTAATTTCGAAGTCGATAGTGATACTCGTTCCGCCACCCGCCGACACACTGGAAGAAGCAGCCGTTGTAACCGGGAAATAGAACGAGTCGGCGTCTATAACTACGATCTGGTGGTTACCGTTTACTTGAGCATTAGGTACGCCACCGACAGTGCCTGTAACCCCAGTAATGGTTACGTAAGACCCGGTATCTGCACCGTGCGACGTACCGAGGTTGATAACTAGCTTGAAAGACCCAGACACAGTTTGCACGCAGTTATTCGTGTTAGTGCCTGACAGCGTGGGGGTAGTCGTGCGCAACGGGGTGATATCGTAGAAAACACCACCGGCTTCGATATAGACCTTCTTCTCAGTCCCAAGGGATAGGAAGTCATCGGCGTAGGTCGTAACCCAAGCCCACATCTGGCGGCACACACCAACAAAGGTATTTGTAGTACCCTTCACCCAGCCACCAAGCTTCTGGGGGTAACCCGAGCGGAAGCGTATCTTCTCGCTCTCGTACCAACCACCCTCACCGGAGTAGTCGGTCTGATCCCGGTTGATGCCGGGTTTGAACTGAAGCTTGATAAGCGGCATGGGGTTACTTCTTCAGTTGTTCGAGCAGCATGACGCGAACGTGTAAGTCGTTGATTTCGCGCTGGAGAGCGTCTTTCATAACAGCCCGACGTTCAGCTGATAGCGGGCTATCCGTGGGGACGCCTTCCTTGGTGATTAGGGCGGGCATGGCGCTTTCGATCTTAATTAGCCGCTCATTGGTCGAAGACACCTGCCC